TTTTTCATAAGATGCAATTTTATGCTTAGCAATTTCTTTACCTGCACTTCCACCCATAAGTGTCCAGCGTTTCATATCCATAAACTCTTTATTTTTATTCTTAATAGCTTCAACTAGCTGTTCAACATTATAATTTTTATCTTTCATATTAATTTGGAGTTTATTATAGAATTCTTTATAAGTAATTTTTGGTGCATATACATCATTAACCTTTTCAACTATCATTCTTTGAAATATAGGATCTTCGCGTAATTTATCAATTACTTTCTTGTAAGCTAATTCAGGCATATCTAATTCTGTGATTGGCTTGTTTTTATTTGCATTTTCAAATATTTTTATAGTTTCAATATCTGTAATGTCATCACATGTATATACTTCAAGTAGTATATCCATATCAAATTCTATATTTTCATTACGTAGTTTTCGAAATGCCAGTTCTCTATGTTGACCATCTATTGTACGAATTGTATTTTGCGTTCGCACAGCTTTAATAGAACCAATGAAATGTGGATACTTCATTGATTTTAGATCTGCAAATAATTTATCAACATGTGATTGATCTACACCGCGATTCATATTCCATTGTTCGCTAAAAGATGTATAATCACTCATTTTGATTTTATAAAGATTATACTCTATACCGTCTCCAATTATTGATGTATCAAGTAATTTACCATATTTTTCTAATAACATATAATTATTAGTTTCAGTCTCTTCGTCAGAATCATCTGAGTTTGATGAAGTGTCTGAATCAGTGTCATATACTACATCTGTTTTTACAGTGTTTTCTTGATATAGCACTTCATTTTGTGTATCAATACCACCAAACGTATTGCGAATGAATTTAAACATTATAAATAAATAAGTATACACACTTCGTTATAATAAAAATAACAATAAGTTTTCATTTTTTGTATTTTAATGTTAATGTCTAAATATTTACACGAACTATGTATATAATTCATCTAATTGGCGTAAGAATATTGTTTTAAATTTTTTATCAAGATTATTCCATTTATTTTTATTAGTTTCTTTAGGACTTTCTAGTTCTATAGGAAAATATAAATTACCAAGTCCACATAAACCTTTATCAAGTATACAATAAGGACTCTTAATATTAAACGGTTCAATTATTATATTTATTTTATTACCATCTATATAATCATATTCTATTGTTTTTCCACACAAATAGTCATTCCATGTAATTATGATAGGTTTTAAAGACCATAAATCCCATGTATCTAAAATAGTATCCATGCGATATAATGGATGTTCTAATAAATTCATTGTAAAATCTATAACTACTATTTTATTATCAATTTCGTGATTCATTGTTGTTTGAGGATATTCTCCAATATCTAATGTCAAAAATATAGGCATATGAATACCTTTTAAAAATAACCGTAGTTTCTTTTGTTTTTTTAGATGTACTTCTTCTAAAGTAACATCAACAGTTATATAATGTTGTTTCTTAGAACTTTCTTTCCAAGTATTAGTAGACTTATATATACTATACATTGTTGCTTCATATAAAGTATCTTTAATTGTATCTGTAACAATATTTTTCATTCGCTCCCATGAATCTGGTTTATTAAAAAAAGATTCTAAGTCAGCCCATACAGAACGCCAATCTTCATGTTGCATATCTTCATCCATAAAATTAAATGATTCTGAAGTACCAAATTTACTTTGAAATTCTTTTTCTTTATTAATTTTCGAATACGCATTTGTAATTTCTTTAAATATATCTTCATGTTTCTTCTTATCTTCTTCAGAAGTGTGTGGATCTAGTTTATCAGGATGATGTTTACGAGCTAATTCGAAATAACGTGTTTTAACTTGAGATACTGTAGCTGAACGTTGTATTCCTAAAATTTCATAAGGATTCTTACCATTACTCATTTAATATTAGTTATATATATTACACTATTACTTAAATGTATTTGTACCAAATGTATTTACCCTTATTTCTCAATTTTATTTAATATATTAAATATTTTTGTTTGTTCTTGTTTTCTTCCAAATACACTATATCCTGTATATGAATATTTTTCTGTTTCAGAAACAATTCTACTTGCAATTCTATCTAATTCTTCTGGTGTGCATTCAATTATATTTGTTAATTTATTTGCATAATTTAGTAAATCTTTTTTTCTTTCTTCAGTAGAAGGCATATCAAATTGACTATAGTAATCCATCATATTTAGAGTTATTAAATATAATATTAGTATCTTTAAATACTAATAATTTGATACTGCATCTGATATATCATTTGCACTTAATAATAAATTTTTTTTAATTATATCTTTAAGATCTATGTCAATTTGTGAATCTTTATTTGCTTTTGATAATGCTAAATTCCATTCTGCTCGTGCAATTGCAATTTGTTTAGGTATAGATTTGTAATAACATACACCAAGATTCATTCGCAACCATAGTTGTTGTCGTTCTGACAATAATTCAGGATATCTTTTCAATAGTAATTGCGCATGTGTAATATATTCATTATATTTATTCTCTTTATAAAGTACTTCTAATTCACTCATGTGTTTATTAAAATAGTGACGAAGTAATGTATTAGTCAAATATTCAATTTTTTTTGACATTGTTTTTTTATAATCACTACTTTCTGGTAGATTTATGAAAGGTATATCTTGCAACTTATGCCAATTTTCTTTAATTAATGAAAACTTAGAAATATTAATAGTAAAAAGTTCTTGTTCACGAATTAAATGATTATTATCTTCTTTAAAGGCTTTAATAAATTTAGAAGTTACATTTGTAACGTTTAATAAATTATATAAATAAATATATCTATTACAATGAATTGCAATATTTAAAGTACCATTTAAAAAATGGGTAAATGCTGCTAAAAATGGACTATAATCATCTAACATATTTGAAGACTCTTCCCATTCTATTTGTGGATCTGTAATATTTACTGCATTTTTATTTATTAAACATACTCGTGCAGGGACACCTATTTCTGTTAGTTGTGATTCAAAAGGATTTTTATAATATGTATTATATTCTTTAAATATATTTATATTTTCAAATGTTTTAATATAAACTCCTTTTGTAATTAGCGTAGTGTTTATAAGAGGTTCGTATGTTATTTTATCTAAACCAGCAGTAAATAATATATCTATTAAATTATTTTTATTTAAAATATTTTCAGATGCAGTATTTGAAATAATAAAATCGGCAAGTTGCCAGAACGCAGTTAAATATACTAAATCATCACCATCTAATGGAAAAAGCCAATCAAATTGTGAGTTTTTTCTAAATAAACTTATTACACTATTGAAACCTTTACCAGGAAGCCCATTTGATTCTGTTTCAATAATTTGTATATTTTTATCATTAAAGTTATTACTAACTTCAGTATAATAATCTTTATTTAGACTATTTACCACTATAATAGGTGTAAATAATATAAATGATTTATATTTTTCAGGTATTATATTTATTGCATTAATTACACTATTTACAGATACTTTTAATAATTCTGAATCATTTGACGTTAATATAGTAACTAATATATTTATATTTGACATTATATTTATAAAAATAATATTTTTAAGTGTCTTTATTTTGTATTGGTGTAAAATCGCTATTTTCTTCATGATTCTTAAACAATATTTGTGTATAACCTGGTGTATTAATATTATATAAACTCGATTTATTATACATTTTTGAACTGATCCATATTCTTAATATACAATAATTACGTTTAGGACTCATAGAAATACCACATATATTATCATGAATTTCTATATTATCGCCTTTTGCTAAATTATTACCCATCATTTGGGAACATATTTTATAAAAATATAATGCTGCTTCAGGTTTGTTTACTTTAAATGAAAAACATCCACCGTCTTTGTTACTTGGATCTTCCCATAATGGTTGAATATGTTCTCTCATTAAAAAAAACATACCTTTAATCCATAAATCTTTAAATGATAAATCAATACGTGCCCAATCTGCTACTGTACTTACACTATTAATAACTTTATAACTATTCTTTGTCCATTCTGTATCGTCTGGATCATGAAAATATAGATTCCAGCAATCTTCTAAAAATACTTCTTCTATTTCCATTTTAAAAATAAATGTTATAATCTTTAAGTATTTAGTAATTATTATATTACTCATGTCTACATATACATATACGTTGTCTACATTCACAATCTTTTAATCTACATATGCATATACGTTGTCTACAAGTACAGTGTGTATCAACTAGAACTGGAGCTGGAACTGGAGCTGGAACTGGAGCTTGTTCTTCAACTGGAACTGACACTTCTTTGGCAACTGGAGGTGGAACTGGAACTTCTTCATCAACTGGAGCTGGAACTTCTTCATCAACTGGAGCTGGAGCTGGAACTTCTTCATCAACTGGAGCGACTTCAACATGTGCTTCTTCAACATGTGCTTCTTCAACACTTGCTTCTTCAACACTTGCTTCTTCAACTGGAGCGACTTCAACTAGTGCTTCTTCAACTGGTGCTTCTTCAACTGGAGCGACTTCAACACTTGCTTCTTCAACTGGAGCGACTTCAACTAGTGCTTCTTCAACATGTGCTTCTTCAACATGTGCTTCTTCAACTGGAGCGACTTCAACATGTGCTTCTTCAACTGGAGCGACTTCAACAGTTGCTTCTTCAACATGTGCTTCTTCAACAAGTGCTTCTTCAACAAGTGCTTCTTCAACAAGTGCTTCTTCAACTGGAGCGACTTCAACAGTTGCTTCTTCAACTGGTGCTTCTTCAACTGGAGCGACTTCAACAGTTGCTTCTTCAACTGGTTCTATTTCAACAGTTGAATCCATTTGTATCTATACTATATATTTTAAAATTTTTATAAAATAAGATCTTTAAACTTGCGAAACAGAACATATAGAATACATGCAAGTAAAAATGTTCTAATAAATATATCATATTGATGATAAGGTGTTAAAAATGCAAATTTATTATAGATAGAAGTTGTATCTGTAGGATATAATATAATTAATGCAATAATTGCAATTATTACTGCTGTTTTTGCATCATCTGTATCAACCCATGTTTCCATTAAAGATTTATACTGTGAATTTCCCATTTGATATTGTTGTGGATATGGATGTTGAGGATGTTGAGGATGTTGAGGATGTTGAGGTTGTTGTGATTGTTGCTGTTGATATTGCGGCGGTGGTTGTTGATAAGTAGCAATTGGCGTGGTTCTAATATTTTCTGGTGTTTTAACTTCTCTAACTAAAGAATTTATAACATCTTGAACCATTGGATCATCATCAATTTTTGGAGGTGGATTATTTGTATTGTTTGTAACGTTCTTTAATTGACTAATTGGTGTACTCATAGATGTACTCATATTTATATACTATTTTTAGTATGTAATATAAAAAAATATTTATTAACGCATATTAATATAGTAAATTGTTATTGTAGAAATTGTAAAATGGTTTTAATGATACTAGTTATTCAACAGAATATAATGATTTAAGTGGTTCATTTGAATCAATAAATTTAAATAATAATAATAATTAATCACTATTACAATCAAGTACTTTAATTTTATATTTATAACAAATACCGTCATTTTGATAAATATTATTTGTTATATCTTCTTGCGGTGGACTCTTAATTATTATACATTTGTCACCTTTACAAACTTTTTGAAACATAAATGCTAGTGCAACTCCAAATAATGCAGATATTAAAACACATCCAATTTCAGTATGAAATAAACGTTCAGTAATATGTGATATTTTATCTCCGCGGTTTTTTAAAAATAACGCCATCTTCTATATTATACTATGTAAAGTTTACATTACTTTCAGTTAATTAAACAAGTTTTTAAATTTATCATATAAATTCGATTCTGTTGTGTTATTTGAGTGTTCTGTATTTGCATCAATAATATGTTCTTTTATTAAAGAAGTATCTTCTGGACAATCTATTGGTTCTGCAATATATTGAAAACAATCACCATTATTATTCTTGTATGTTATTTTTCCACTATTATATGGTGTCGGAAATACTACTTTTTCTATTATTGGTGGTGCTTTCTGATAAATATAACATATTCCAATAATAAATCCAATTATAAAAGCTATTAAATTAAACTTGAATGCTTTTAATGCACCACCAAACATAAACATTTATTCTATAATATTAATATTTAATTATTGACTACACTTATATCACTAACCATATTTACAGTTGTACTTGGTAAATAATATTTAGTATATATACGACTATCTGGTACAAACAAAATATCTGCTTTTTCAGCTGTTATTATTTTATTTAAATATTCTATTCTCTGAGTTTTATAATAATTATTGAATAATTCTAAATTCATATCTTTATAAGTTGTATATTCAATCTCCTTGTCACTTCGTGGTTTTTTATGTTCATTAATATATATTTCATTTAAATAGTCTAAATCTTCTTTTTCATTTTCTTTTGTTTTTTTCCAACTATTAAATGCTATTTCTGCAGTAGAATGTTTAGCTATATTTTGACTATTTGTGTTAAATAAACCTTTAAAAAGTGTATGAAGCGACATTTAACTATTACTATAAAATAATAAAATATTATCCACGTTGACCCGATGTTATTGGATCTACGCCTTCAAATAAACTCCTAAATTGATTTGATACTAATGTAGATGGTTCATCTGATAATTGTTCATCATATAACGATCGTGGTATATATTTAACTTGTACTTGTGGCGGTGGACAAGTAGTTGTTTTCTGATAATAACCTTGTACAACTAAAAACATACCTATGAATAATAAAAGAATTGCAATTGCTTTCATTATATTTATGTCTCTAATAATGATTTAGAAAAACACAAAAACAAATTATACTTATTAATAAATATAATAATTAAACTTCTGGAACTGGTGGAAGTGGTGTTCTTTCAATATCAATAGATGCATTTTCAAGAACTTGGGTAGTTGTAGTACCTTCTGGTACTGGCTCATCTGATAAGATATTATTTTCACGTATCTTCTCAGCTTCTTGCTTTGCCTTACGAACCTTATCATCCTTTCGTTCGGTATAAAATACATCACGATTATCTTGATTTTCTTTATACTTCTTCATAATAGTATTAAGTTGTGATTCTGCATATTCTTGATTCTCTAGATCTTCTGGGTTTGGTGACCAAGGACACCAACATCCAACTTGACCTACAAAAATATTATGCTTATCTCCCATTTTCTTTAGTACCTTTGAACGTATATCTGCTTCTTCAAAAGAATCATATACTCCGCGTACTTTAATACCACGAATCGATGTTTGGAATTTGTGTTCTGAATGATATTCAGATTCAAGTTTTTGTCCATTAATTGATTTAAAGAATTTATACTGTTCTTGGAGTTCATTTGCACTAAATATATGTGAATTATTTTCACGAATTACATCAAATAATGATTCATCATTTGGATATTTTTGTGCTAAATTCTTAAGAAGTAGATCCATTTCTGAAGAAAAAGCTGTAATATATTTATTAAAAAACACAACATCTTTTTGTAAAATTACATCTTCGGGTGAAATAAATGACATACATACATAATTTTGATTTCGAATTGGTTTATCTTGATCAAGATAATCTTCTTCAGAACATGGAACTGATGTATCAATTGGTTTAAAATCCGGATAAGACATTATATATAAAAATATATATAAAATCTTCTTAAGTACTTTTTTATTTTGTAAATATATATCAGAATATAATGTCTAATTCTTTTGATATGCAAGAAACTGTTCAACGCATTGTTAAATATTTAATCGAAGGTTTAGTTGTAGGTCTTGTTGCCTATCTTCTTCCTTCCAAAGCTCTTTCCACAGAAGAACTTGTTCTTCTTGCTGTAACCGCCGCCGCCATCTTTGCTCTTCTTGATGTTCTTTCCCCTGCCATTTCTACAACTGTTCGCAGCGGAGTTGGATATGGTATTGGCTTCCAACTTGCCGGATTCCCCGCATAAATTAATAACTTTGTAAATAAAAAAATCTAATAACTTCGTAAATTCAAAGACTCGGATACATTGTCCATCCCAAATCTTCACATATTTTTTTCCAAATCTGATCTTGAATATACAGCTTTTCTCGTGAGCGTAACAATGTAAAATATTTTAAATAATCATGGAGTCCTAATATTTGTACTAATTTATGTAAACAAAATGAATATGATAAAAAATTCTTGCGTGACTGTGGACAATGTCGTAAAAATGGTGCTTGTATTTCTTTAAACATATTACATAGTTTATCTTCTAATTCAGGACTAAAATTTGGTGTTGGTACACCATTTATTCTGTTTATTATATAATTAATATGTTCATAGTATCTATTAATCTTTAGTTTTTTTAGTATTTCTCGCATCTTATTGTATGTCAATTTGTTTGTATCATGTATTTTTTCTTTTTTAATTTCTTGTAAGATTTTCTCAAACACTTCTTCAGGTATATCTGTACTTTCTTTTCCTTGCACTTGTGATAGCCATTCACGAAAATGATTAATACGCTTATAACTAAAATGCGATGCGTCTTTACTTGGCTGTCGTATCATAGGACGATTTTGTTCTACTAGTAATAGCTCTTGATAACCGCAATCTACACATACCATTGCACCTTCTTGTTGGACGCATGCTAATTGTATTCCACATTTTGGGCAATTACCTAACATATTTTCGTCTGTGTGTTTTAAATGATTTGAATCAATAACTGCCATATATTCATCAACTAGTGATGATTTATCTTTATGCTCAATATGTGGTGCACTTATTGTTTCAACTAATACTTGTTCGTCACTTTTCATAGCAAATGCATCTAATATTGTTCGTGTTGGTATTGGTGCTTGTTTTTTACGTCCTTTAATTTGTCGAATTGGTGGAGGAATAACTGTAGAAATCTCGGAAACTTCTTGTTTATCTAATAAATCATAATATTGAAACAATATATTACCTGTTTTCTCATAGTAATCAATCTC